ACCAAGCATAGGTTGGTTCGATGGATACACCTGCCCTAACTGCAAGGCAAGAACCTCCGAGGGAGTAGCATACATCACCGACGCTAACTGGGTGACCACCTGCAACAAGACCGGCAGAATCCTAGTGCTATGGACTACAGGAGGTGATGAGTAATGCCCTTCAAGCCAGTCCTATCCTATAGCCACACTCAGACTGATGGTATCTACTTCGGCAAGGAAACCAACTGCGGGTTGTGGTACGTCTGCACCTACATGATGGATATCGAAAGCATGACCTGCAAGAGGAAGGCAGGAACATGGGGCCTAGCACGCCCACTACACTTGGAGGTGATATGATGGCAGTAAGTGAGCAGACCAAGAAGCAGTTCTTCATGTGGAGGGAATTGAAGAAGGAGAATGAAATGATATGGGCAACCCTTGTGAGAATGCAAGAAGTATCCGAGCGAATGGACCGAGTATATGAGGCCAAGATAGCACGCCTAGAGGCCATCATTTCCGAGTTGGGTGGTGATACCACCTGAGATTCAAAAGAGTCCAGCAGGGGACGCTTAGAACGTAAGGAAACACCATTACCGTTCGATAGGCGACGGTAAGATTTGATAATATCCGCCAAAACCCAGCGTCTATGTCCGGCCCCACACCGCTAACCACCGCGAGTGATTTCTGAAATTTTTTTCAAATTTTCGTTTGTAGCACTAGCGCTCTTTCTTTTGCCGCTAATTGGGTCGGTGTACCAAACTCTAGGAGTCTCTCCCTTCCAATTGCCGCCATGAAACTCATAGTCGCTCTCCAAGGGGACATCCCAGTTCCGTTCCCACGTTTTCAGACCCTTGCCCTGTTCGTACTTCTTGCCACTAGTCACAACCCCGTCCTTCTCGTACTTCCTGAGAATGGCCCCGGCACTATAGCCATTCAACTGTGTCCAATGCTTGCTGATGTGATGATTCGCCAAATCTGCAATCTCTATGCTTGTCAGCGGATTTAGCGCCCAATGACTACATAGAACCTTCTCTATCGCCAGCGCATAGACCTTTCTCCTAGGCATCGGCCCATGTCTACGTCCGTCCGGGTCTTGACGTTGGAATTTCTTCCCCGTCACCTTGCTTCTCGTCTTTGTTGCATCATTTCTTGCTTTTATCTGTCCCACTATTCATCCTCTCCTTATCACTCTACCCCCAAGACCCGTAGTATCACTTCTGTGTACCCCTGTTCTGGTTGCACCCCCTGTCCACTCACTCTTCTTCATTGTTCCCATGACTACTGGATAGTCGGGAGTGCGATGTGTAAATTGGTCAAGCGCATGAGCCAATGCCATAGCACAGTCGTTATGCCGACCCAAATCCACTATATCACCCTCTCTCCACGCATGACTCTCCAACTCCTCCAATAGTATATTAACCTGCTGCCTAGTTGCATCGTTACCATAGGGCATACATACCAACTCCCTCTCAAACCAAACCCTCATTCGATTCATCAAGCCCTGCTTCAGCGTCTTGTTGCTGACCTTGCTCTCCCTATAGTCTATGACCGCACCCTTCTGAGCCAAAAGACTCTCGTACATCTGTTGGAAGCCCACGGCCTCAACCGCAAACGCCGGAGTGCCATACCTCTTACTCCATTCTATTATCATATCGGCCTGTCGCGCGGGAGGAAAATCATTCCTACGCCATATATCGACCAAATGAATATATCCGTCACTATCTTGCTTCAAGCATACCATAACTGAGTAGTCCTGTCCCAGACCGTGTGCTGGGTCGAAACCAACCGCATATTTGCAATCATCGAACTTTTCCTTCGTCAAAATAGAATCCATATCGAGATTCTTGCGCGTGAGTGCGCGTGGATACACACTAGCCTCATCGTCAATCACCTTACACAGGTACTCCTGTATGAAAGACAACTCTCCCATAGCGTCCTTCTGCTCTAACAGAAACGCAAGAGGGCGAAACTCCGGCCACAACTCCACGGGCTTAACGCTTTCAGGGTCAGCCTTGTATTCCTCCCAATTGGGAATGCTAGACCAAACACCACTCTTCCACGCGTCGTTCTGCAACATTTCGGTATGGTACAAATCAACCATGCTCATAGGAGTACCCACGCAATAGATTGCAGTACCGGGACTCAGCATAGGCGTCACTTTCTTACGAAACCAATTCCTCAGACCCGTCCAATCCATATCACCACTATCGTCAATAACGTCATCGAAAGCGATACAGGCGGGATGCTCGCCACGAATAGCAGCCCCAACGCTAGTAGCCCTAATCCAAGCCCCGTTAGTGAAGTGCAACTCAAGTTTATTGCCCTTCTTCGTACTTAGGAATCGTGACAACTGTGGGTGCCTCTTCATATCCTCCCTTATCTCCTCAAGCCTCCTAGTAGCCAAATCCTTGCTCGCTGAGAACATCCAACAGGTGAAGGGCTTGTTGCGCCACTTCTCAAACAAAGCACAATGGAGTAGTTTTACCCTAAGAGTAGTTGACTTGCTGTGGTCCCTAGGTGCAATCACGCAAACCCTATGAACTTGAGCGCCTTCGCGCTTTCCGTACATATCCATCCATTCGCCAATGTGGTCGCCCCAAGTATAGCCCAACCAACGGTAGAAGTAGGAAACATCGTTCCTTGACCTTTCCATCGAGAAATCTAAATTGAAACTACTCATCCTTAACCACCGGGGCAAACAGATTACCAGTCAGACCCACCTTCTCATCAATCATATGAGCGCAGATACCCGGCCTCGACAAGACATATCCCTTTCTGTAGTGCCATCTGTCATCACCAGCCAAAGAAGGCAATTGTATGACCATAGCCCCACCCTTCTCTATAACAGACTGGTGATGCAAATGACCGTGGAACCAAATCTTATTCTCGCACTTACCCCAATTCTGCCATGACTCCTTAGCCATGAGAGAAGGCAAATCAGCACCCTTGACACCGTCACCATGAGTGAAGCCGAATAGGGTGTTACCGTATGTGACATACTGTCGCAGTTTGGGGTCAACCACTATGGTCACATCCTCTATATCCTCGTAGATAGCCTTCAGATACATCATAAGTGCAAGTGCAAGATGCCTATCGTGATTACCGCGCATGAAGATTACCTCCACAGGAGATACCATCCTCAGTAACTCTATATGCTCTCGCGCTAACTCGCAACCATCCATGAAGATTTGAGTCGGGCTTGCAGACATATCCTGTGGTGTGCCACTAGTAGTCATACCCTGCTCGTTGTCGATATGGAACCAATCAGACCCAGTAGCCAAGAATATCTTGTCGGGCCTGCCCGGAAGTCTACTTATTAAGTTCTCAGTCCTGTTAATAAGTCTTGACTTAGCCTCTTCGGTATCATACTTGTTGCCTGTTTCGTCAATCCAGCAAGAAGACCCGTAGTGGAGGTCAGTAGGAGAAATCACAATAGCATAGGGGTCAGCAGTACCCATTTTGATTTTAGGGACCGACTTTCTGGGAAGGCAGCCTTTACCCAACGATGCCTTGAAGTCATTGTAGAAAGCCTCATCGAGAGAGCGCCATTTATGAGCATCCTTAGCCATAGCCGCGTAGTGCGCCCTTTTCGACCTCTTTAGAGCAGAATTCCTCTTAAGTTCAAGATAATCCACCACCAAGTCATCCTCGCTCTTGTCGATAATCTCCTCATCAGTATAAGGGGACATAGGATGGCGCCAGTTGTGAGCCTTGATGTAATCTTGCATCCAAAGCATGGGGTATGAGTATTCAGCCGCAAGTTCAGCAACCGTGAACCTACCTCCCTCATTGGAGTAGTGCTTTTTCATTTTGCGGTGAGTATCGCCGTCAACCTCGATAATTTGGTTAGCCTGTTGTATGAACGTAAGATATATGTCCTTATCCTCATCATAATAGGTTTTCATGCCCTTTGGTGGCTCTATGGCATACTGCTCTTTCATTTCATCTGGGATTTGAGTAGTAGTGTCATAGTTCTTCTTACCAGTAAATACGGTATAGGTTATCTGCCCCCCAGCCTTCTTCCAGCGATAGATAGAGGTTCGCCATCCATCCACACTACGCGTAGGCTCGATTTCATGTAAGAAACGAGCAAAAGCACTCTCACTTTCGAACTCCTGTTCAGTAGCATACTTCGTTATTAGGTCTTGTCCGCCGAGCATTTTAACTCGACCGGAATAGTTTCGCCCCCCTGCGGCCATTAAACTAATCCAAGAGGGGGGGATATATAACCGTTGCGGTGAACAGTATTAATTTTATTCATTTTGCACTTTACAGAAAAAATAAAACGCAATACTGCAAGACACTCTCGTAATTCTTTTTTTGTTTCAATAGTGTTTTTGGATGGGGGCCGCCTATTACCACTACTTGTTAACATAACTTAGTAAAGTTATAGTATTTTTGAAACACACTATAGAAAGAATTAAACAAATAGAAATAATTCACGCAGTACCACATTTTAATTTTTCAGTAAATAACGGAAATAATAGAAAAATATAGGGAAAAGGTTAATAAACAGTCGTATTTAGGTATAAACATGGCCGAGCGTAAGTGGTATCAGTTCTGGGCCTCGTCAAACGAGGAAACCCCACAACTAAATAGAAGAGTAGGTATGAAGAGAGAAGGATTTAAGGCAGTAGCAGGCATACCAGACCTCGTAAGAGATACGGAAAGGCTCAACAAGGATAGCAACTACGACAACGAGTTTGATATGTATGACCTTATGCTCAAACTAGACCCCGAACTAAACGGTGCAGTCCGAGCCGTCAGCCTAACTGCCAATAACTACGAAATCAATTACGACAAGGGTAAGAACGCTGCTATCCGCGATGCTATCAAGGAACTGGTCGAAGACACGCTAGACTTCGATGACATCCTAATCACCGCTCTCAGAAACCTCATGGTCTATGGGAATGACATAAACAAGATTGTGGGTAAGGAAGGAGATGGGATAACCGACCTACAAAGCCTACCAATCAAGCAACTGACTATTGTAGACGAGAGAGGGGGGCTAGATAGCACCTTCGATGCATCGGAAGACAACCCCATTACGCGCCCAGTCAAGTATATGCTACGCGAGATGAAACTAAATACGCGTGAGATACCCGCAAACGAAATACTACACATTCGCGTAGACTACCGCTCTAACTGGTTCGTTGACAACAGGGGCAGAAAGACCTACGGCGTTTGGGGCGCATCACGATTCTCCGCGCTCAAGCAAGCCATACGCATGAAGTATAACAGTCTGAACAACCGCCTATCCCTTGAGGATAGCATGACTAAGCAGTACATCACCATAGACCAGTCTGCTATCGAGCATATCCAAGACCCAGCAGAACAGGCTGAAAGACTAAGCCACATTATGGATGAGGTTATCAAACTATTCGAGGGACTGCGAGGCGACCAGATACCCGTTCTCCCTCATTACGTCGATTTGCATCACGTTGACTTGGAGAATAGCCTACCCAATAGCGGTGACTTCCTCGATGCAATCAACGCAGACATAGCCGCCGTACTACAGGTACCGCGTGTGGCCGCAGGTCAGGAGAAGGGAAGTACCTTCGCTGCGACTTTCAACGCAAACCTGTGGGCAGTCCAAGCAATCAGCAGAATGCATAGCATACTAGCCCAGCATTGCCGTGAGTTGTTCTCCATCCACCTAAACCTCTTGGGAATAGAGCATAAGAAGGCAGACCTACCTACAATCCGGTTCGACGCAATGGATAGCGAAACTCCACTAAACGTCATGCAAAGAGTCACGATGGGATACGATGCCGGTCTACTAACCCTTAACCAAGCCCTTGATATTCTAAACCTACCAGAAGAGTCTGACGGTAACGAAAGAAAGGACTTATCACCAGTCAATATAGCACCTACGGAGACAGATAGCGAACTACCGCGCGAAAACTCTCAACCCGGCGCAGAAGAAAATATTGAATAATCACTTCTTTTATGACAATAGTATGAGCGGAGATGAGGAACAGAACATAATTCAGGAATTGAATGCTCGATTCCAAGAATTACGAACCCTAATGATAACCATAGGCTCAGTTATAGCAATGCTACTAGCGGGCCTCAACGAAGTGGGTTTTATCAATTTTGCAGTAGACGCCGTTGTTGATTGGGTCGAGAACGACCCCGACAGAAACCCCTACCTACCAGAATGCGAAGAAAATTGGGCTATAATAGCAGACCACTATATCGTAGATGGTGATTTGTATGTCACAGTAGATATACTAGACCAGATGTGGTGCAACAACGTGCATACTGTGTATTACAATTTAACCTTTGAAGGAGAGGAGTATAGCGAACTAAGCGCGCCATTCAGAAACACCGATACTGGTTTATTTACATTTGAGAGTATTTCCGAGGGTACGCATAGAATAAATATCCTTGTAGAGAATGGTAGTATTCTACTTTATGCCCTAGAGATAATTGACTTTGAGTACGACCAAAGCGAAGAGGAGAATGCAATTTATGGTTGCACCGACTCTGCTGCTATTAACTACAACGAAACCGCTACGCACGAAGACGGCTCTTGTGAGTACGAGGAAGAGGAGGAGGAGATAACTGAGGATTGCTACGCATACATCTATGATGCAATTTCCTACTGGGCCGAGAATAACACTTCAGTTTACAACGAGTTTGACGTTGATTTCTCCTGTCAAGCAAACATTACCTTTACTCTAAAGGTTGAATTGCTAGATAGTCGCAATAACTCAATCCTAGACATGGAGGATAATTTCACTACATATCATATGGAATGGGATTCTAAATACTTAGATTTCTATAGTATAGAAGACAAATATGATGAGGCATACGCCGTAAACTTTAATCTGTTTTATGATGGGGAGTTAGCGGATATACTATGGAAGGAAATACAATAGTCCCGTTATTGATTATTGTTATAGGCGGTATGAATTGGGGTTTCTCAATATGGTTTGCTAACTGGTCTTATCGTAAAAGAAAGAAGCATTGATAAATCAGACAACACCTCACGCTATCATGTCATGCGGATGCGGTTGTGGTGGCGAGGCAGTAGCCTACGAAGATTGGAATGAGGAAAATGTGTCTGCGGCAGAATACCAAGGGCGCAAGGTTACACTTAACAAGCCCTTTAGAACTAAGGGCGCTTCTAAAAAGTTTGGTGTATATACCAAGAATGAGAAGGGTAATGTTGTTCTAGTGAGGTTTGGCGACCCTAACATGGAAATCAAGAGAGATGACCCTGCTAGGAGAAAGTCATTCCGCTCTCGACACAACTGCGATTCTCCCGGCCCCAAGTACAAGGCACGATACTGGTCTTGCAGACAATGGCGAGGCGGTACAAAGGTCGAGGCAAACGTTCCATGCGGTTGCGGTTGTGCAGATGCTTGTGACTGTGAAGGTGAGTGTGTGTGCGCTTCCGACGCAGAAGCAAAGAGGAAAGATGACCCATGCACAGAAGGATACGAGCAATACGGTATGAAGGACAAGAACGGTAGGCAAGTTCCAAACTGCGTACCTATCAAGAAAAAGGCAAAGTTAGAGGTCTGTTCAGATTGCCAAACCCCGCAAGCCTGTGCAGAACACGACTCTTGCATGGGTACTGTAGAGGCAGCAGAACCCACACCAAAGGATGGTGAGACACATTCAGAATACATGACACGTTGCCAAGAGGCAGGCTACTCTAAGGAAGAGTGCATGAAAGCACACGAAGGACATGAATTTGAGGTAGAAGGCTACAAAGAGGAAGAGGAGGAAGCAGGCATGTATAAAAAGAAATATGCTTCTGAGTGTGGTATAGACGAAGAGTTTGTAGACGGCGAGTGCAGAAAGATTGCCGTGACGCTTGACCTTTCCATAGATGCTACTAATGCCTTTGTGGAGGCTTCCACAGGAAATACTATAATTGAAATTACAGGAATTGCTTTCCATGAGGGGTTCAACAAGAACGCTTGGGCAATTACCTCCGAGGGTGCGAGAAATGTTGCGCGACAAATGGAAGGTGCAGACCTTACATTGGACCATCCCGACCCGTTGAAGGGCGAGAGTGGTTTTGGCCGCAATATGGATGGTGGTGTAGCAAAGGCCAATGTTGGCATAATTCTTTCTGCTACTTTCCTTCCCACTATAGGTGGTGGATATGAAGTAAGATACATCGCTCATGTGACAAGGCCCGAACTGTTTGAGAGTTTAGAGTCCGGCCTGTTCTTAAAGGATGATTACGGTGTTAGCATCGGCGGGTCGGGCATACCAGTATCCGCAGACGAAGACGGAATAACATTCGGAGAGGACTTCACATTCGACCATTTGGCTATTGTGTATCGCCCAGCCTATAATCGCGCTAATATAGAAACGGTCAAGAGAATCGAAAAAGAGGAGGTTCTCAAGGCAACCTTTATATCACACTCAAAGCCTGACGAAAATTGTAAGGATAAGGTGAATAATATGTCAGACGAAAATATTACCCCAGAAATCGACTACGAGGCTCAGATTGAGTCCTTGAAGGCCGACCTCGTTCTTGCTTCTTCTCGCGTTAGCGAGTTTGAGGCTATGGAAGAGGCCCGCGCTGAAGAGGCTCGCGCTTCTCTTGTTGAGAAGGCAACTGAGATTGGAATGTCCGGTCACGAAGACCTACAGTCAGAAACTCTTGAGAATCTGATTGCTTCGTGGGAAGCATCCCACCCAGAGCCAACCGCAGTCGAGATGAAGCCCATAGACGAAAGCCCAGTAGAGATGGAAGCGCCAGTTGTTGCCTCGGAAGAGTCAAAGCCTGTAGTCGCTAACTTCCTAAACGGTACTCTAGTAGAGTCCGATGAGGATATCTACGCTCGATGCTACAACGCATGGGCAAGCGCATGGAACGGCACACTCGCAGGGGATGAAGGCAACATGAAGGCCAAGACCTACGAACAGATAAAGGAGATGATTTGAAATGGTAAACTTCGCAGACCCAATTGATGCAGTAATGATAGACGACAAGATATGCAAGGGACCGGGCAAGATTCTGACCTTTGACTCAACCAACAACAAGGTTGACCTATCCGCAGCAACCGAGGTTGCTCTAGGTATCTCAGCAGGTGAGTCCGAGAGAGCCGCAGGTGGTTCAATGGACATAACCGCAGCAACGGTTTCCTTCTACCCACTAGGCGGTGTCCTAATGGTTCAGTCCAAGGCAGGGGACGGTTACACAACTGGATGCACGGTTTACGTCGGTGCAGACGGACTAGCAACCTCAACTGCTGGTTCAAACAAGAAACTCGGTCTTTACGTTGGTAAGGCACACACGGCACCAGCCCTAGTGGATTCAGGTGCAGGTGACGGACTAACTAACGCAGGGGTCACAGGAACGGCTACCACAGAAGGTGGCATGATTCCAGTAATGACGGCGGGGGCCGCAATAGCATAGGATGGTGATTAAGTATGGCAAATGATACATTGGAACAAATACTAAACGTGGAAGCAGCCGCAGGGCCTTTCTCAACAGGTGACGCAGTAATAGAGCAAACGCTAAGGGACTTTATCCAACTACAGTCCACTACTATAGCAGTAGGGACGAAGGTTGTTGGTGTTAGGTCAGTACCTTGGATGGACTTCAAGTGGTACACCGGAGTTAACGGAACTTTCTCCTACCCACTAGACGACAACGCCATCGTTGACCCGACCAAGATTGGGACGGACAACTACTCGACCAAACTCTTCAAGGGACAGGGAAGGGTCACTTTCCTTGACTCCGTGAGGCTACGAGGAGAGTCGTGGGAGAACATCGACAGGCAGCAACTCGGAATTATCCGCGCTCGCGCAGACAAGATTGACGCAACGATTCTATCTGCTCTCGCAGCAGGTGCAGGTCAGACACTAGCAGCATCAGCAGCCTTCGGGTCTGCTGGCGCAGACGAGGAGGGCGACCTTCTTTCCGCTATGGACCTAATCTTCGCTAACGGAAGAGTTTCTGGTGACGAGCCACTCGCTCTAATCCTACCAGCAAGCAAGAGAAGCGCTATGCTCAACACACAACTCTTCGGAAACGTGGTCGAGTCGCTACAGTCCCACATGGGACGCATCGCTAACCTAACAGTCTACTACTCAAGGGATAGCACCGTAGCAAGCGACGCTCTACTACTAATCCCCGGTTCAGAAACCGCTGAGTTCTTCCAATACAACGGAGAGGGCTTCATGGAGACTGAGTTGACAAGACTACCCGGTGTAGGTTTCGACTGGCTACTAACTTCCTTCATGGGAACTGTAGTCCACGAACATACCGATGGTGCCGCAGACGGAAAGAACAACAGAATCTTGAAGATAACTGGTGTCGCTTGAGGTTGGTGATTTAGGTGCCAAGAAACGTTAAACTCAAGGGAGTAATGGACGGACGAATGGTCCGCGCTATGGACGACGGCGAGGACTTCGGATTTATCCCTGTGATGATTAGGATTAACACGGCTGCTGGTGCAACTAACTCGGTTTCTCTAACAATGGAGAGGGCTTTTACAGTCATAGACTTCATGGCTCACAACGTGGGTGGAAACGGAACATCCGGTGACAAGTGCCAACTCTTTAACGATAGCAGCGCAATCTCAGACCAGATGGATTTGAACATCAACGACAACATCTATGCAAGAGCCGTATCTATTGATGACGCTCAGATGGAACTTGCCGCAGGTGGTACTCTTAAGGTCACGGCAACTGATGGTGGCAGCAGCGACCTAAAGGCTATGATTTGCTACGTCACAGGATATTACCACAAGTAGGTGTCTTGAATGGAAACATTTACTGACGACGACGGCGTGTGGGAAGTTTCAATGGTAGGTAAGAGGACAGTAATGACTCTTGTTGAACCAGCCAAGAAGAAGGCAGCACCAAAGAAGAAGAAGGCTGCCAAGAAATCTAAGAGCGAGTAAGCATGGCTAAGAAGTTATCAAAGGCACAGTTAGTGTCTAAACTTAAGAAGCAGGGTATTCCTGTTCCCAAGTCTGCTAAGGTCGAAGATATGGAACACAGGCTCAAGCATTGGCAAAGTGGAGATGGCTTCATGGTGAGGCTACTTAGGCACCCCGTTGATTCTCGATGGAAGGACCACCCTGTTCAATTACTCAAGGATAAGAGTCAGTTGTATTGGATACCACGAAGCGAGATGGCTAAGGAAATTCTAGAAAGTAAGATTGTAATGAATTTGGGTAATATTGCGGAACCTTCAAATGACGCTCAAGTTATTGACGTACCAACAGACTACCGGACGGTGAAGCAACATGGCAGTAACGACAGCGCAGATTCGTGATTTGCTCAATAGACCTAGAGGACTCAATGACGGAACCATAAATGAGTACATTACCATTCGTACCGCAGAAGTCAATAAGAAAGCAAGAGCAGCCACCTACGTTGGTGGAACTGCTGATAATGTACCATCGGACGCACTTAAAGAATCTGCTATCAAAATGATGGTATGCGCGGATTGTCTTAGGGTTCTCGTAGATACTATCCCAGCATGGGTGCCTGAGAAAGAACAGGGAACACAGGACGTTAGATTCAACCAGCAACTCAAGTCGTTTGAGAAGCAAGCACTTGAGGCTATTAGAGCAATAGAGGAGAAGGGTGGAACTGCATTTGACGTAAAGGCCACGACAACAAGAGTGGGTGGCACAAAAAGTAGCCAATTGAGTGGTAGCATACACCCTACTAATTAGGGGGTAGGTTATGGCAACAAGGACATGGGTTGGAGATACTTCTACGGCTTTCGAAACTGCTGCCAATTGGAGTGACAATACTCTTCCCGTTAATGGAGATACCATTGTCTTTGATAGTAACGCTGACGCTAATTGTATTCTTATTGATGCTCAACCCTCTGCGAGTGCAGCGCATAAATTCGCAGAAGTTATCATAGAGAATAACTTCGACCAGACTCTTATTCTAGGTCATGCTAACACAAACTTAAAAACAGACAAACTGACAATTAAAGCAAAAGGAAAAATAACAACCGCCCCTGCCAACGCAGCAACCAAAATCTCTTTCTTCGGTGGCGGAACGTCCGGCGTCTTCGTATTCTTCAATCACGCAGATATGGCATCATCCCCAACAGGTATGTTTGATACTGCTACATCTAGGTCAAATGTAACTTTTGATTTTGGTAGTACTAACAACGCTACGGCAGTAAAATTAGAGAATGGGGTTTATCCTAACCTTACCTTTGTTGGCAACACCAACAATAACACTACTTTCAGTCCTACTGCCGTGACTGCGGCGGGGACTAACACCTACCCTACTACAGATATACTTAATTTCACTACCGATAGTGATACATCTGTAATTCCCGCTACTAAAAACCAAGCAGACCTCGGCAAGGTTTTTAGAATACATGGGAACATATATGCTCAATGTGCTGATTTTAATTGGGGTAATACTACTTTGGAAATACAACCGCAAGATACTGGCGGTAGCAAAGTACCTTACAACGGCAACTATACTTCAAGTGGTAATTTCAGATACGGTACTGCTGCGAAAATATTTAAAGCCAAGTATAATCATCTAAGGATAGCGGGACTAAGCGGTAAGTATTTCGAGATGGATGCTGGCTCAATTCTATCTTGTAATAAACTAACTATCTTACCAGATGCTAGATTCTATGGCCCAGATACTACTGTCAATAAGGGTGCGGAAATACAGACTATAGAAAAACCCACAGTATTAGGAGATTGGAACTTCTCTCAGTTATCTGATGGTATTTACCGAAGTAGAAGCAACCCCCCTCCCAATCAAGAATACCATAACATTCTCACTAATAATTTGGGAACTGCTAACCAAGTCTTGGCTATGAATTCTGGTGGTACCGCTCTGGAATGGTCTTCTACCGCAGGTGGTGGTGGATTAGATGCTGTTGATGTTAATGATACTGATAGCGGTTTCACTTGGGGAACAAACAACGTTACCGATATTTCTACTCTAAAATTAGTGGCGGGTGCAAATGTCGCCTTTGCATCAGACACTTCTAATAAAGCAATTCGTATTACATCTACAGATACTAACACCACTTACTCAGTTATGGCCTCCGGTAATTCCTATGCTGCCGGTCTTGTAGCGGCGGGGTCAGGCACACATAACAATACCTTTCTACGAAAAGACGGCACTTGGGCTGCCCCGCCCGATTCAGATACTACTTACTCCGTAATGGCTTCGGGCAATTCCTACGCCGCAGGGCTTGTTGCGGCAGGTAGTGGTACTCACGGCGGAGCATTCCTTAGAAAAGATGGAACATGGGCCGTTCCCCCTGATACAGATACAGATACCAACACCAATCAACTTACTACGTTTACAGTCCGTGACGATGATGATGACGGTATCACCATAGCACATGGTAAGTTTATCAAATTCGTATCTGCAACCGGAACGGCTGGTACAAACATAAGTGGTGTTGGTACTACTGGCGACCCTTGGGTAATGACGATTACCAGCCCCGATACTGATACCAACACTACTACTACTGCTGACGTTCTTGCCGCCCTTAACGCAGATTGGGGCGCAGGTAAAACCTTTGGTACTCAATCAGATGATACTGCTACATTTACTGGCCCAATTACTTCTACTGCGGGAACATTTACAGGAAGTACCTTTGGTACATCAGCAAACAATAAAATTACCGTAGACGAAGGTAATAGTAGAATCCATTTAAGAACTAATGGTGGAGATAGATTAACTGTTTATAACAACGGTGTTATTAGTATTAGTGGTGCTTTAAATGTAGACAACGTAAATCTTGATGATAAAAAGATAATGGTAAATCCTACGGCTCACAACGCCGGAGGTAACGCACTTACTGTAAGTGGGGGCAATACAACTGCCGGAACTACAGATAACATAGCAGGTGGAGACTTAATTCTTGAAAGTGGACAAGGTAAAGGAACAGGTGCAGGTGGAGACATACTCTTTAAGGTCGCAAATGCAGGTGCGGCAAATCAAGGCGGAGATAACAGTTATCCTCTCAATTCTTTAGCAACTGCGATGACAATTTCAGATGATACTACGATTTCAACTGCTTCTAATTTTACAGTAGGTGGAAACTTAATTGTAAATGGCAATACTACTACTGTTAATACCGCTACTTTATCGGTAGAAGACCCATTGATAATATTAGCAAGCGGAAACAATGCTGCTGATTCTGTTGATATTGGTTTCTATGGTTTGTATGATACTAGCGGTTCTCAAGATTTGTATGCTGGATTATTTAGAGATGCAGACGATAGTGGTAAATTTAAACTTTTCAAAGACTTACAGGCCGCACCTACCACTACTGTAAATGTAAGTGGTACAGGTTATGCCGTAGGGACATTAGTAGCAAATCTTGAGGGTGCGGTCACAGGCAACGTGACAGGAAACGTAAGCGGAACTTCCGGCTCGACCACAGGAAACGCGGCAACCGCTACCGCATTAGCAACCGCAAGAGCAATCAACGGTGTGGACTTTGATGGGACTGCCGCTATTACTGTTCCAGCCGCAGGTAGCACACTTACTGATACAGTTCCAGTAGGAAAGGGCGGGACAGGCGCAACAACTCTCACCAGTAATGCGGTTTTGACAGGTAATGGAACGAGTGCAGTTCAAGCAGAATCTACCTTTACTTACGATGGCGCAGGTAATATGACAATTGATACGGGTGCTTCCGGTGCTGAAAATGATGCGACTATTATTTTGAAAGGATACACCACAAGTGATTCTAATAGAGTAGCACAACCCTTCGTTGCATTCAATGATGCCGATAGTGTAGCCAATATGACTGTTGTGAGAGAGGGTGCTAATGATGCCGCCGCAATCACATTAGGGACACAAGCGACAACAGGAAACATAGCAGAAAGAATGAGAATAACTTCTACTGGTAATGTCGGAATAGGAACTACGAGTCC